GGTGGCCAGTTCGCTCCATTCCTCGAAGCTCAGTTCGCTGCTGATCTGCATGCCGACGGGGCTGATGCTAACCTTGGGATTGGGAAGAATGATGGTTGTGTTCATGGGATCTGGTGGATTGGATTCGTGCGTCTCGATAACGCTTGCGGGCTGTCAACGAGCGCATGGCTCGCGAGGGTGGTAGGTCGAGCAATTCGGTGAGTTCGACGCAGCGTTTCGAGACCGCAGCCCGGGAGATGCCGTGACGTTGGGCGATCTCCGTCATCGATGAGCCGTCGTAGGCCAAGCCGCTGACCAAGGCGATGCACTCGGTGGTGAGTCGGGCGTTATCGTGACAGAGGATTTCGCCCACCACACGGCGGATGGCGCAGTAGATGGCCTCGGTGTCGTGGGTGGGCTTTGGATGCTGTGGATCCGCATCGACGAGGAGCGCTGGGTCGTCGCCAATCCGCAGCAGAGGGCTATCGGCGGCGTCTCCATTGGCGGAACCGTTGGCGTGTTTGGCAAGGCATGGCTTGAGTAGGCCAAGAGCTTCCGCCTCCTTGCGTTCTGCGGGACTCATCGATTTGACCCAGGCCTGGTATTCGCGCTCGTATTGGGCATCGCGTTGGCTTTGCTTTTTGGCGTAGTCGTCCGCGCTCATGGCTGACCTCCTTTCTGGCCGCAAACAAGGGGGCGATGTTTGATGTCCGAAGTCACGTCGATCTTCTGATGTCGTTTCTCTGCCTGCACGATGCTGCTTGCTGCAGCTGCAATATCTCTCCCTTCGGGAGAGAGATATTGCAGCACTTGCAGCAGTTGCAGCTGGGTTTTTGCAGCGCTGAAATATGTATTGTTGCAGCAGTTCATAAGTTGTTGATTTTCCATTGTTTCCACCATTTCCATGCTGTTCGTTCACTGCATTTCATTCCTGCAGCAACCTGTTGTGCGTTATTTCTTGTTAGAGTGCCTCCATGGGCCTCAATTATGGCCTGAAATGCCTGTGCATCGAAGGATGATTTGCGCCCCATTTTGTATCGACCTGGGTTCTTTTCCTCGTCCTCCGTGGGTGCCTCACACTGTTCCCAACAGATCCCGCCCCTGGTCGAATGACGCAGGAAAATGGTATCGGTGGACTGTCCTGCGGTGTCAGTGAGACCGGCTCGTTTGCGGCGCTTGGTCATACTGAACTGAAACGTAGGTGGTTCGCCATCGGCTGTTTTGAGGCGCACGAGCACCGCTGTTTCGCGCGACCAGTTTGTCAGCGCAGAGCTGCCGAGACCGCTGTAAGCGAGGTCACTGGCGGTCCAATGCGTCGATGACTTAGGATCGCGTGATGGCTTGCCTGTGTGATGAAGCAGGCACCAAATCACACCCGTGCGTAAGCTCACTTCATTGAGAAGGTTGCAGCAGAACTCACTGATGACACTCTGTTCTGAGATGTCGTCACCGATGTAATTGAGCAGTGGATCGGCCCACACGAGATCTGGTTTGTGTCGCTCGACTAGTAATGAGGCAGAATCGACAAAGCTAGCTCCTGTGCGGGTCGTGTCGCGATAGATGAAGATGCGTTCGTTAAGGGTCGTCTCTTGCGTTGACGTAAGCCCCATGCCCTGTCGCACACCCTGATACATTTCAGCTAAGTCACCCACGTCGTTCTCAGCCTGAATCAATAACGAACGCAACGGTACGGTGGGCTTGATACCAAAGGCAGGCAAACCTAGTGCCCATAGAATCATGAGCTGCATGCAAAGCGATGATTTGCCAATTCCGGATTGGCCGACCACGACCAGTGATCCACCACGACAAAGCCAACGCTGGCCGAGAATGTTGTTCGGATCGTGACTGGTGTCATAGGTGGCGAGAGTTGACACAGGAATGAACGATTCATCTGGCTTCACGTCGTTCTCCGCCTCCCATGCCGTCCATGATTCCGCGCCAAATTCCAGGGCAAGCAATGCCTGTCGACGATGCTCACCGTCCACTGTGCGCCAGCCCTCGGGACAACGTGAGAGACGCGAGGCATTGCGGTTCTGCTTGTCCAGGTTGATCCCAGAAAACCATTCCCAAATGACTTCGACCCGGCGCTTGTATTCCTTCTCGTCGGGCGCATCGACGCGGATCCACGCATGCAAGCTCTTGTTTCCCGAGTCCATCAAAGCAGCGACCGGCATGCCGCTGGCCACAATCGCATGGTATTGCTCTTCCTTCGGAATGGGCTTACTTGCCTCATCGCGATCGAACTCAACCAGCACATGACGAAATGCCGTGACATCCTCGTTTTTCGCGCCGTCCTTACGCATCGGGTTGATGCGCAAAAATAGCCCGAGCTTGGTGCCAAAGACCCGATCAATGCCACCCTTGGCCGCGACCTTCGCCTTCCACTCAGCGGCGGTCAGCGTCACGCCTCGGCGCGGAACGATTTCTCCGTCTTCGTTTTCCGCAGCTGGCGAGATCGCCACAAATTCCTGCGGTTGAAAGCAACGGTCCAACAAACGAACGAAACCGTCCTCGATGATTTCAGGCAATATCATCGTCGATCGCTTGTGATACCGTTCAGTCGGTTTGTTTGTTCGAGGTAGGGGATTTGTCTTTGGTATGACTGCCGTGCCTGCGCCCAATGACTCGCGGGATGAGCGTGCATAGACCGAGCGGATGGTCGTCCGTGCCTCGGATTCGGTGAGCCCGTCGGCCAGTGCGCGGGCGAGAAGTTGACCTTCCGTTTCTTCCAGCGGGTGACCGGCATCGCGGAACTGACAGGTCGCATCAAAGAGTTCGGCATTGCGCATGCCCTCGCTCGCCCCACGCTGAAGGTATTCCAGCGTGCGACGTGGCAAGGCCATGGATAGCCCAGGTGATTTGTATCGTGCCATCGGTGTGAATTAGTGAGTGGTGAAATGTTTTTCGAGGATGACCTTCGCATCGTGGAAGGTGGTAGTTTCCGGGTGCTCGTGGCCGTAGCGGCGAAGCACGCGGACTTGTTTCGGCGTGGCAAGGCCAAGCTTGCGACGGGCGATCAGGCGGTCGAGGAGTAGCGAAGCTTGCCCTCGGGACAGGATCGTCTGAGGATCTAGACCGAAGTTGGCGAGCACCTGCAACTGCTTGTCCGAGGGGGCTTGCGATTGCCACGACATCGTCGGCACGTAGTCGGCCAGCGCCGCCTCGTTGAGTGTTACGGCAAGCTCCAGCGGATCAAGCACACTGGCACGGCGCATGCGGTTGGCGGCGAGCCTTTCGGTGAGTGATCGGGTGCGATCCGCATTCACTAGTTCTCGTGCTTCTTCGAGGTCGCCCTCGCCACCGAGTTTTTCCGTGAGTGCTCTGGCATCCACTTCATCCTCGGCAATCAGGTTCGCGGGACGCATGAGGCTGTGCTCTTCCGCTTGCCAGAGGAAATCGAGAACGAGAAGGTGGTCCTTGCCCGGCCAGAGACGTGTGCCGCGCCCGATGATCTGCGAATAGAGAGCACGCACTTTCGTCGGGCGCAGACAAACCACGCAGTCGATGCTTGGTTCATCGTAACCCTCGGTGAGTAGCATCGCATTGCACAGGACGCGCGTCTGATCTCGCTTGAATCGTTCCAGGATCGCCTGCCGCTCGTTGGTTTGCCCATCGACGTGCTCGGCGAGTAGCCCACGCTCGCGGCAGATTTCCGCGAAGCGTTTTGACACGGCGATGAGCGGCAGGAACACGAGCGTCTTGCGATGACGGTGCTCGACCAATACATCAGCGATTTGCTCCAAGTAGGGCTCTAGCGCGTGACCGAGATCATCGGCACTGTAGTCGCCCGCCGTGGTGCGCACACTCCGCAGATCCATGCCGAGCGGCACTGTCTTGACCTTGATCGGTGAGAGCCATCCTTGTTTGACCAGGTCTAGCAGCCCGATCTCGAACGGGATGTTCTGGAAATATTTCCCCAGGTGACGTTTGTCGGATCTCTCTGGAGTCGCACTCACGCCCAGCACGTGAGCGTGTCCATCAAAATGCCGCAGCACTTTTTGCCACGAGTCACTCATGGCTCTGTGCGCTTCATCGGCCACCACAAGATCGAAGTGATCCTTTGGCCACCGCGAAAGGCGGGAGTCGCCCATGAGTGATTGGACACTACCGACAACCGCAGGAGCATGAAGAGATGCTTTGCTGTCACCCATTTCGATCTCTGCCTGTATACCGAACGATTTAAGACGCTTAGCAGCCTGGCCGATCAACTCCTCGCGGTGACAAAGCACCAGCGATTTTCCAGGTTGATGCAGTCTGGCGATCTCACAGAAAATCTGGGTTTTCCCAGCACCAGTCGCGGCAACCAGCAGTTGTTTGGTAAACTGCTGGAAGCCTGCAAGAGTGAGATCGACAGCTTTCCGTTGATAGGCACGAAGTCCGTTCATTTCTTACCTCCTCGGAATGGCTGGTTGAAAATTCGATCTTCTGACCAATTACGGTTAACCCTGTGCTGCAATGCCTGCTGCTTCACGCACATGGCCCGAGCCCAATTACTTATGGTCATTCGCTTTCCACAGTGCGTTAGAAAGCGATTCCGGCGTGTGTTAGATGACTGCTCCGCGGGAAGAATGAATTTACAATTTCCCGGTTCATAGTTGCCATCATTGTCGATGCGTTCAATCGAAAGCCCCGGACTGTATCCGCTGTCTATCGCCCAATCATAGAACGCTGCGGGATTACTGAGCCAGGTATCATGGATGGTGATGCCACGACCGCCATAATAACGGAAGTGTGAGTTGCGCGGATTATAACAGCGGCGCTTCATGTTACCGAAGAGCCACTTGAGCTTCTGCTTATGTGGACCTCGCCATTTTGTGGTGACTTGCCACGCAGCTTCGGCCGCTCGACGGATGGATTCGGCCACGGCGCATCCACAACTTTTGACCTTACGGCTTTTGTCTCTTAGTTGCGATGTTGAACGCACAGCGACTCCGCCACAGTCACAATGGCAAAGCCACCAGCGTCCAGGTTTTCCGCAGAATGCGGGAGCTACTACTGTTAGGCGGCTGATCTTTGTGCCCAATAATTCAGAAGGGGTTGCTTTCATTACGACGTGCTGGTTGAGGTTTGTTGTTAGTGGGTGATGTCGGCACAAGCCACGCAGTGACTTTGTTGCGCTTCTTGCCGTTGTATTCCTCGACGGTGAGTCGGGCGGTGCCCGTGCGGCCCACGACATGGTCGGCAGTGATCTCGACATCTTGATCGGGAGTCACCACTTCGCCGGTCGCAGCGCGAAAGGCATCGATTTTCCAGAAGGCCGTGGGGATGAAGACGAGGAAGTCGAAGAGCAAACTGCCCGCTGATGTTCGGAGCTTGAGCTCGATCATTTCGTGGCCGCCTTTGCTAACGGTTTCAATCGCATCGATGACTTCGACTTGGTAATCTCCAGGTTCAACATGATCTGGACGTTCTTGAGGTGTGGATGAGGTATAGGATGGCATGGTCTTAGTTTGGTTTGGTTTTGGATGGGGATTTGGATTGTTTGAGATAGGTGGAGGGTGGGGCGTGTTTCACCGCTTCCTCGGGGAAGGGGAGTTCACTGGGCATGCGCTGGCTCCACAGGTCGCGGAACTTGGCAGCGGATAGATTTCCGTAAGCCGAGAGCACGGGGCCAAAGCCGATGCGCTGGATGTGATGACCAACGGTCTGGCAATCGACGAATTCACTGCCCTTGCGCGTCACGAGTTTCCAGCCAGGGACTTCGCCGCCGGTCTTGAGTCGTTCGCTAGCAATCTTCTTCGCTCGCTCACGGAAGTCCTCGACCACCGCACTGGCGGCAAGGAATTGCGCAAGTCGCTCGGGATCAGCGAGCAGGGCATCGAAGTCGAAACCCGCTTGGGTTACTGCGAGTGCCTGATCGACCATCGCGAGTCGTGCGGGACAGGTGTCCGCCTTCGCGCACCACGAGCAGTATTCGCAAACACTGGGCTTCTTCTTCGTGTCGTTGTAGGCCTTGACGACCTGATCGACGATGGCGTGCGCTTCTTCGTAGGTAAATGTGTGCGTCTCTATCTCGCGCTGGTCGCAGAAGAGCAGGTGCGCCGTCCACGACGAGGTGAAATACGCGCCCATGAGTCCGAGCGCGTAGGCCGCCATCTGTTCGCGGTAGTTTCGTCGTGCACCGGTCTTCAGATCGAAGTGAGTGAACTTCATTGGGACGATGGCATCCGCCGTGCCGGTTAGGTTGAGAATCTTCACTCGGCAGTCGTCCTCGCGGGCAAGAACCCGCTCGCGACCCGACATCGCCCGCACCATCGAGACTGACCAGGAAACCGCAGCGATCTCGTCCGCAGACATCTTCTGAGCTAGGAGAACTCGCTCATCGAGCTGGAGAAGTTCTGCGCGGAATGCTGAGTCGAGGAGCGTGCCACGTTCGGCGGCGGAACCAGCTACGGGATTGCTCTCGTAGCACGGACAAACGGCCAGCTTCGGTAGGTTGGAGGGACGAAGAGCGCTCACGCGGTTGCCTCCTTTCCTTTGATCCATTCTGCCACAGCGGCGACGAAACGATCAGGTTCACTCAGCATCCGGGCGGCATATTCCGGTTCCAGGTTGTCGATGGATTCGAGCGAACCATCCTGCGTGTAGCTGAGTTGGCCTCGTGCAACCAAGAAATCAACCACGTTGGCCATGTCCGCCTTGTGCTGGAATGCGGCAAATACTCGGTCGGTCAACGACGCAACCGGTTCTGCTGGTTCCGGTTTCGCTACGACAGCACCTGCCGACTCCGCTACGGGACCGAACACAGGCGACAAGGCCTCGATGGAGAAGGGGAGTTTGTCGGGAAGTCCGTGGCGGTTCTTCGCATCATAGGCCGCGCTGTGATTGGCGAAGAGCACACGCTCCTTGCCGCCGACACCGCGCATTTTGCCGTTGTCCTTCTCGGCCACCTTGGTAACGAAATTCCCGAACAGCACGAGATCTGCCCATTCTTTGAGGAGTGGCGCGTTTTGCTTGCTCAGCTTCAACTCGAAACGGTCATAGCTACCCGCTTGATCAGGAGCCTCGAACTTCTTCACGGTCGAGTGAGCGAGAAAGACGACGTGCATGCCCCGTGCGGTCAAGGCATCGAGCGATGTGAGAAAGCGGGCAAATTCTTCGGCGAGAATCACCCAGCCTTTGCCGTAGCCAAAATCCTCGATGCTTTCCTTGTTGGTCTTGCGGCACAAGTGCTCGGCCAGTCGTTTTTCCAACCAGTCTGCCGTGTCGATGACAAGTGTTTTAAACGAGTGATTGGATTTGGCTAGTTGAGCTACGGCTGCATTGATGTCCTCCCAGGTGGTTGCCGCGTCAAAGCGGGCAACGTCGAGGTGGTGAGTGCCGCCTTCGGTGTCGAGGAAGACGGGTTCTGGTGCCTGACCGGCGAGCGTCGATTTGCCGACGCCTTCGGGTCCGTAGATGACGACCTTTTGTGGTCGGACGATTTTCCCTCGGCGGATCGCCAAGGCTGGTTTGGTAGTGGATGTTGTTTCCATGGTGTGAATCGGGCGGAGTCTGATTGGCCGCCTCACCCCGATGTGCGGACATGTCCGATAAAATCCGGAAATTCTGCTCTCAACCGCCCTGAACCATTGATCTACCAAGAAAAAATATTTTCATGTTTTTCTCCAGCACCCATCGGACATGTCCGATAGGGACCCTGAAACTGTCCGATGATATGTCCGATAGCCCTGAAAACTGTCCGATAGCCTGCGAGATATGTCCGATAGCCTGCGATATATGTCCGATGACTTGCGAGATATGTTCGATGACCTGCGTGATATGTCCGATGACCTGCGAGATATGTCCGATGATCCGCAAAATATTTCGCAGTTCTTAATCATCGTCTCCTCCGCTACAGTTTGATTTTTCGACGTTTGGAAATTCTTTCTTGTTGGCCTCTATAAAAGATGTTCATTTGAACTAAATTCTCTCGCTTATGCCATCCATTCGCATTCCCCGAATTGTCCGACCTGATGTCCTATCCAACCTCAAGTCGTCGAGCATCTTTGCGCTATTGCAGCCGTTTGAGTGCTATTTCATGCAGCGAGGCTTCGCGCTAAAAGACATTTTTACCGATCGATCTGCCCTAGATTCTCTCGTCGCCATCATCGCCAGTCCCAACCCCAGCACACCACCGGAACTGGTGGAGCAGTTGGAGCTCCTCGACCTGATCGCCAATCCACTTCACGGGATCAGTTTTGAGGAGGGATACGACAAGCTTGTCGCCCGTCTGCTGGAGGCTGATGATTCGCAGGATGACCTAAACGTCAAAATCCTTCTCCACGCTCCCGAGATCGCATGGCGCGAATTCGATCGTCAGGCTCTGCATGCCAAGCGATCACTCTATTCCTATTCCCACAACCCCCGATTGCCCTATTCTCCTCCTGATGAGGATAGCGCCAGGAAGCTGGAGGCATGCATGCGGCCGTGGTTTGAGACGAATGCTCGCTCGGGCATTTGCAGTGTCCATATCCGGCAGGAAGCGGGAAATATTTCATTCATCATCCGCCACGGTGATTTGCTCAAACGCATGGCGGTATTTGACGATCAGGGACGATCCACCTCTGCGATCCTTCGTCCTGAGCGGGTGGATGTTGCCCACTACCGCAGAGATTCTCATGAGTGGCAGGTATCGGGAATTGGACGAAGATTGCAGGAGCTCTACTGTCAGGCATTTGGTGCAGTTTTTCATGGCTCTGCCGCCGCTCTGGTTGCATCGAAGCGTTACTCGCTGGAGCCGCTGCGCGAGGGATCCACAGTGCTGGCTTGTGATGCTGGAGCACCTGTGTCGTTTGCGCGATTATCGATGCTTCGACTGGAGCTGCCCTGCGGACAAAAGCACACGATGGAACGAGGTGACATCTTTGCGACACTCAAGGCTCTGGACTCATCACTTTTCAAAGACGTCACCCTACTGGAGGCGAAGATTGAACTCAAACGTCAGAACCAACGCAGGATGGTTCCCGTGATGATCAATCCTTCGCGCGACAAGATTGCCTCGCCTCACATCGATGTGCAGATTGAAGAATGGCTCGCTGAACGCGGCTTCACCATCCACCACCATGCAGGCAAACTTTTGGAAATTGCTTGAGTTACTGGGGGCTGGTGGATCGGCACTTTGTGATTGGAATTTGCTCTTGGGGGAAAACTGGGATCAATGCGCGGCATTTCTCCGCCCCACCGGCCGCGTCGCTGATACGATCGTTTGCCCATCGAGCCGACAGCAACGTCTCTCGCTCATGCCCGATGGCACGCAGGACTTCGTAGCACTGAGCGATGATACGTGGGATGCTCCCATTCCGTTATCCGCTTGTGAGGCCAAGATCTACGAACCACGCTGGAATGAAATCGCCAAGGCTCTCGGAGAACTCATGCAGTTCACTCCCGGCACCTGGGACAACGACGGCATGCTCCGCCAAATCGGCATCGTCCACGGTAGTGGGGGAGTGGTAACACCCGTATTGCTTTTTCTTCCATCTGGCCAACTCGGGGATTACCAAGCCCTGTTCCGTGACCTCGCGCGTCGGGAAAAATCCACGGTTCTCCTCCCCACAAACCGTTGGATCAATCGTGAGTTGGAAGACCTCCGTCAACGCTGCGGTCATCAGTTCGTCGTCTTGTTCGATCACCTTCGCGCGCGCAAAAGCTCACCACAAAATACCACCAATCTATCAGCGATTCCTGCCACCGTGAAGTTGGCCCGAGGTAAAACCAAAGCTCTCATCCACACCGGCAACGGTCTCACGTGGGAGAAGATCACGATTGAACTGGCGGGCAATCAATCGATCCGCATCAGAGAGCCCGGACAGGATAAAATCCACTCGTTTAGCAAACGCAGCAAGCTATCGAAGCACCACCCACTGGGAATCTTGATCCAGATCGGCAGCAAAGGATACTGGGAAAACCCACCCACCTATTCCGCCGAATACGAACGCGTAAGTAAATCCTTTCAGCGCTTCCGAGCACTCCTGCGCGAACTAATACCTCTAGCAGAAGAGCCGTTCACTGATTACCAAGGAAAACATACGCCACGTTTCAGGGTGATGATTGCCGTTTCGTAGATTGTTACAAAAATACTACGCACTAGTATATTTATTCCTTGAGAAAAATCGGCGACCTGCTAGAGCTTTTCTCAGATTGTTGATGAAAGCCATATTGAGCAAATTAGAAAGGGTGCCGCTTCGAGATGCGTGGAAGCACGAGTCCGGCGACTTTACCCCGTGGCTTGCCGAAAGTGAAAACCTCACACTGCTTGCCGATACTATTGGACTGAGCGAACTGGAATGCGTTGCGGTGGAGCACCAAGTGGGTGACTTCAAACTTGATATGCTCTGTACCGATGGGGACGACCAGGTCATTATTGAAAACCAACTTGAAAAAACCAACCATACCCACCTCGGTCAGATCCTCGCCTATGCTGCTGGTGTCGGAGCACGCAAAGTCATATGGATCGCCGAGAGTTTTCGTCCTGAGCACGCAGCGGCACTTCAATTTTTGAACGAGAACACCACCGACGATTTGAGCTTCTTCGCTGTCGAGGTTGAGCTGTGGAAAATCGGCAATTCTCCGCTGGCACCAAAATTCGAGGTCATAGTCAAACCAAACGATTGGGTGAAATCCGGGCGGGAACAGGCGCGTGCTGCGAGCTCAAGCTCCACCATCAAGCAGCTTCAACTCAGATTCTGGAACACTCTGATCGAGCATCTGAAAAACTCCTCAAGTGGCCTACGCCCGCAGAAACCCCGCGCGCAGCACTGGTTGAATTTGTCGATTGGCCGCGCTGGTGCAAAACTCTGCGTAACCGCGAACACCAGACACAACCGCCTAGGCGTCGAACTATATCTTTACGGTGATGATTCTAAAACCAACTTCGCTAACTTGTTGTCTTACAAAGACAAGATAGAACGAGATCTTGGTTTTGAATTGGACTGGCAGGAGCTACCCGATGCAAAGGCGTGCCGAGTCGCTGTTTGGTGTCAAGAAATCGACTTAGAAGACGAGTCTAGGTGGCCCGAGTATCTTGCTTGGGTGACGATCCAGCTAACTACCATGGACAAAATCATGCGTCCTGTTCTGAAACTGCTCCCATAAAATTCAATTCAAAATGGACGCGCTCTCTCTGCATTCAAATATTCTCGAAGGTTACAAGGATTACATCCAGAGCTTTATCGACATTCACGACGATGACATCCGAGCAAAGGTTGAGGAATCCCTCAGAAGCCGCAAACTCTGGCCAAAGTCTCACGCCGCCGCAATCCCCTCATCGCCGATCTCCTCCGCCGCATCCACCTCATCGAGGCATGGGGCCGTGGCATCCCCCTTATTCTCGATAAAAGCCCCAACGTCCGCTTCTCTCAAGTCGCTGGTATCTTCATCACCGAATTCCCCAGAACCATCAGCGAAAACAACGATTCACGGCCCGAGTCACAGGCCCGAGTCACAGGCCCCAGTCGAGGCCTCAGTCGAATTAACGGATACGCAAAAACGAATTCTCTCTGCTCTGAAATCTTATGCCCTAAGCAGTAAAGAACTTCTCATTCATCTCGGCTACGGACAGAAGACAGGAAACTACAAATCGGCAATTAACTTCCTATTCGCCACCAACCTCATCGAATATTGCATTCCCGATAAACCCAACAGCCGCCTCCAAAAATACCGCTTGACTCAAAAAGCCACCATTCTTTTTTCTGATATAATCCACTCAAGCTCACAACCAACGCCTAATCATGATTGATCCACGATGCCATAGCTGCGGAAACCAAATCGGCATGACACTGAAGGAAGCTGTCGTAAGGAGAGATGGCCTCATGGCATTTGTCGCGAAAGCAGAAAAACTGAAGACCGAGTTAAACAACCAGAAACAAGAGTCCGAACGCGAGAACAACAAAGCTAAAGAAAGCATCGCGCGGGAGTGGGATGATTTGGCGCGCGCGAAAGAAAATTTTGCGTGCGAAGTCGATGCATGGGATGAACTTCAGAAGGAAGCCCAGATACCAAATTGGGAGTTAGAACGAATCACCAAAGAATGTGACGCTCTGCGCCAGGAATTAGAGCGTAATCAAAAGCAGCAAGCTAGCGAAGTTGCGAAAACTCAAACGAAGATCGAAGCGTTACAGAAGCAACTCACCGAAGAAAAAAAACAGCATCGCTTGATCAAGGAGATCGCAGATGCCTCAAGCAACGAAATCTCAGAGCTCACCCAGGCGAAGACTGAACTCTCGCAGGAACTCGATTCATTGAAGGCCATACATGCTTACGATACCGCCCTACTTGAATCCGCCAGAACTGAAAACGCTTCGCTGAAGAAAGAGAGAAAAAATCTCATGCAAGAGAAGAAAGACCTCTTGGATGCGCAGTCGAGTAACGAGAAAACGATCACAACGCTCAAAGAATCGATACAGGATCAGAATGTGAAAATCAGCGGCCTCGAAACGCGCATTTCTAACATCCAACCGCCCTCCTTTTTTCTCTCTGACCTCGAACTTCTCGATGCGCTCTCACGTGAAGCGGTAGAGTATTTTCATCCTCCACGAAACATTGTGACACTGGGAAGCGGGCCGATCGATGAAGATGATTTTGACCATTATCTCAGAGATCAAGGGATGCAACCGATGACCACGGGCTCTTGGATTGTTGTCGGGCGCGAAGGATGGACCGAGCAAGCGCTGAACGATCTCCTCGATGATAACGATCTCGATGAAGTTCGAGTCTTTTCTCAGGAGTTATTCATGACCGGTATCCTTACCACACATGATCCATTCTCTTTACCGATCGATATCCTGATGAAATTTGCTGAAGGGCATCCGGCTCTCGAATTTTTGATCTCCCAAGGATTCGAGTGGCCGGAGATTATTCTTGAGGAAGATTATGGGATACCGGTCTATCTGAGAGGTTCTGGTGAACTAGTAGAAGAAAGCCCACTGTTTCGAATGGGTTATCAAGTAGGCATCACCAAAGGGCAGGAACCTACCATCAGACAAGCATTACTCCGTGATGCCTATCATGGAGATATTCCTCATGTCGAAGATGATGATTACATGGAAGAGTGGGGCAACCCTCGCAGATCCAAACGCCTCTGGCGTATCGCGCATCATATCTCATGGCTCATTCGCTCCCGTCAAAACATTCCATCCATGCGCTACGCAGTAAAAGACTGGCATGATGACTTAGCCTGGCTGAAGGAACAATTTTACACCAACCGCATGCGCTTCCAGTGGCCCCATAGTGAGTTCAACTGTGATAATTATATCAATGACAGGGCCAGAAATAAAGGCAGAAAAAAACCACAAAACAAAACGAGAGAACAAGTCGATGATAGGGTTTCTCGGTTACTCTATGTTTTGCGTCATGGAGCACTCACTGAGATTGAATGCATGAGGCAACTCAAGGCCTTCAATGCGCCCATCTTTTTCAACGGTTACATTTCCCCAGCCCTCTCCGCAGGCCTCATCGAATGCACCCTTTCAAAATCCACAAATAGGAACCTCCAAAAATACCGGCTAACTCAAAAAGGACACACACTATTATGACCATGCCTGTATCCAGATCCAATCCCCATGCTTTTCCTATTGAGGTAACTCAAGACGACCAGCATTATCTGGTAAGGATTCCTGCCAGTCAAAAAGAGCGAGCTACTAGGATCCCTGGACGGCGCTGGAATCCGGAGATAGGACGATGGGTTTATCCGAAAACGCTCCCGACCTATGATGCCCTGACCGAGGAGTTCAAAAAAGACGCCAGTGTGTTCGATATTCGCAAGCCGCCGAACAAAAGACTTCCTACACCTTTAGTCCAACCCGACGAGGATGATCAGTCATTGGATGAATGGAAAGATCTCAACGAAAAGACTTCGGAAATTCATAAAAAATTCAACGCCTTGGACGAGCAGATATCCTCTATTCTCGGAGCGATTCGCTTCGTGGAAGATCTGTCCCGTGAAACTCAGGACTTGGTAAAAGCGCGACCTGAAAGTCATGCTAGGATACTTCAGGAATCTACTGCCGAGCAGCGCTTATTGGACCCCTCCCATAGAGATGATCTCAAGATCATGCAGAAAGCTTTGGTCCTATTGGCCTTCGCCGCGAGTGGACACGATCAATCGTTTGTCGGATGGGTCGGCAAGCACGAGCCATTGTTGCTTCCAGACAAATTTGTAACCGCAACACATGAAAAACTGAAGGCTTCAATCGCTCAAATTCTTGGGGAGTCTGATTACGAAAAAGCTGACTTCATTGAAATGATTCACAGTCTAAAGCAAGGAACCGTGATGGGTTCCGATTTACGAGAAAACGCAAGAATCGGGAATCTACTATTTGCGATGAACCAGCACCGCAATCGCTTTAGTCACCAGTATGGATTTTCCGAACCAGAGCGCCTGACTCGCTCGATCATCTATCTTTTTAACCTGGCCTTGGTCTGGCCGCATGTTGCATCTGAACCCGTGGAGGAAAACGATGAAACCTGAACTTTTCCTTTTTGAATTTCCTGGAGGCCGGATGACAGGAGATTGGCGTCATACTCTGGAGAATAGGGCGGATCATTCGCCTCTTGAATACGACATTCCAAATCATCGCCTGCGTCTCTGGGATCCCCGTCAACATCCCGGAGGGACTCCGCGAGCAGACGTGTGCTATCGCGATGGCTTAGAATTCGTGCGCGTTGACCTCGGTGGATCAAGAACTCGCACGACAGTTGGTGTATCGATTTGCCGAGTTTATTTCAAAGACGGTGGCAAATGGCCAGTTGTTGAGTCGCAAGCTGAACTTTTTGGCACACAGGGTTTTCCTGAGATACCTCGTCATATTGAGTTTATTCCCTCTGCACGAGCTTTACTAAAAATTTTCAATGGTGAAAATCCCATACTCACACCTCTTGACAAGGTGAAATATGGGAGTGTAGATGATTCTGTTCGTCTACAGTTTGCCAGAAATCGATGCTTGAAGTTAGCCGATATGACGAAAGATTCCTATTCAAAAAACATTTTGGCGCGAATCCGCAATCATCCTGCTGCAGTAACCTGTCACTTGCATTTATTACTGCTCCCTTTATTTAGCCAAGACAAAGAAAAAGCCAAGTTGACAGCGAGAGCGGTTGCCGAGGTGCTCGCAAATGAATGGAGCTGTCCAGTTACCAGGGCACGTGTCGAAAACCAAGATGAATTGAACGCATGGATGGAAAAAACCAATGGCCAAAATCGCGTGGTTTTGATTCCTCTTGATGGAGTAAAAGGCGATCGACCAACCGATACCGCGCTCAAATGGATGGGTTATTTATCGGATATGGGTATTGCTTTTCACCTTTGTTCCACAATGAGGGATCCTAAGAATGTTCGGCATGGTCTTGCATGCGCCCTTCTTGCCAAATCCGGAGGCCTTCTCTACCAGACGGCAACAGAGTCTGTTCCTGACTTATGCGACCATTGGTGCATTGGCTTAGACCTAGGTTATGGCGGCGAATACGATAACCGAATCGCCGTCATCACACTCTCAGATGGCTACGGGCAACTCCGTGCTTATTGGCGTGCTATCAAGGATACCGACGAGACTCTAGCTGAAGATGTTCTGCGCGATGGACTTGGCTGGATTATGAATAAGGCGGAATCTCTGCTCCCCGGTAAAAAGATTCTGGTGTTCCGCGACGGGATTCGTCCGAAAAACGAGCGACTAGAAGTCTACCTCGAAATGATTCCTCAAAATCGAAGCACTTTGATCGAACTTTCCAAAAAGGGAAATCCACTGTTTACCGTCAATGACAGTGCTCCTGCCCCAGGGAGCTTCGGCATCGCTGATCAGTCTGATAAGATTTTTCTCTATCCGGTTGTGTCGCCTCAGAAGGGCGTCCTTACTAACCCTGTGAAAATCTCATGTCCCCATAATGGGCTGAATTATAGCCAAGAGCAGCTCTGTGAAATTACTGTTGCCCTCTGCCACGCGCCTAAGCTTTCTTTCCAGGCTAGCAGTATGCCATCACCCATTTACTGGGCTGATGGTCTCGCAGGCTTATCAGCTAGTAATCTGCAATTCGCAGGTTGGTCTCATCTTCCTCACCAAACTCGTGACCTTAGATCCACTAATGAGTAGTAACATCACACTTTTTTATTCACTACTCTCATTTTCCCCAGAGAGACAAGTTACTCAAGCACCCTCCATGTGCGGAAAAATGCAAAATGGACACATTCCGTCCTTTTTTGCATTTTTAACCACAACGCCACCAGCCCATGAATACTCAAAATTTGCACAATACACTTGACGAGTGTATCGTTCTTAGTTAATGAATCATCAATGATTTCCCTGCAACAACGCCTTCTCGACTACCTCGAACCTCTTACGGGGGATCGACCTGACCTTGCGCTCGCGAAGGCGACCAACCTACCTCTTTTCCTCAGGGAACGGTTTGATTTTCAAAGCATGCGCCTTTTTGGAAAACACTACATTCTCGCCCTAGAGAAGGAAGATGGCGACGCCGAATCCCCCGGCGAATACGAAAACCAGCTCCACCTCATGCAGCCCCAGTTCACAGAATCCGTGGCACTGGTCCTGCAGCGACTTCCCTCATATGCCCGCAACCGCATGGTTCGTCTGGGGATTCCTTTCATTGTTCCGGGTAGTCAGACCTTCCTGCCTGAAGCTCTGATTGATCTGCGCGAACGGTTTACTCAGCCCAAACCGGACAAGGGGAAAAAGCTCACGCCGGCCGCCCAGTGCCTCGTCCTCTACCACCTCCAGCGCCAGCCTTTGGAAAACATCCCGCTGCGGGACATCGCGGAAAGGATTGGCTACTCGCCCATCATGCTCACCAAGGTCAAGGATGAACTGGAGGCGACGGGCATCTGCCGCACCTCCCGCATGGGCCGTTCCATCGTGCTTGAGTTCACTGCCAAGGGCAGGAACCTCTGGGAAACTGTCCAGCCCATCCTTTCCAGCCCGGTCAAGAAAACCCTCTGGGTTCGCTGGGATCAGCCAGGTCACCCGGCACTGGTCGCGGGTCTCACCGCACTCAGCCGGAAAACCATCATGGCCGACGATCGCCTGCCTACCTACGCGCTGCTTTCCGCCACCTTCCAAGCCAACCTCGAACGCGGACTCTACAATGGTTGCAGGGGACCGGAGGATGCGAACCTCCGTCTCGAAAGCTGGAGCTACAATCCACTTTTGTTCAGCGATAACGGGATGGTCGATCCGCTCTCCCTCTTTCTCAGCCTGCGTGACTTCCACGACGAGCGCGTCCAACAGCAAATTGAAATCCTCATCGATCAAATGCCATGGTAAAAGGACTCGACATCTTCCGTGACCGCTTCCGCGACTTTGAAGGGTCTTTCATTCTGATCGGCGGTGCCGCCTGCGACCTTTGGTTTGATCGACTCAGTCAGCCATTTCGCGCCACCCAGGATCTCGACTTAGTGCTTTTGATAGAAGTCATCTCCCCGGAGTTTGTGAAAGCCATGCGCGGATTCATTTCTGAAGGCGGCTATCAATCCCGCCAACGCACAAATGGCAGCCCGGAACTCTACCGCTTCGCCGATCCAACCGACGGGTCTTTCCCTGCGGAAATCGAATTGTTCTGTCGCAATCCAACGGGATTTGACCTTTCACCAGGGAATGTCATCCCGGTGAAAATTGAGCCAGATCATCACAGCCTGTCTGCCATCCTACTGAATGAGCACTACTATGATCTGATTCGAACCCACAACGAGCAACGAGATGGCTTGGGAGTCGCCAACGCCACCTCACTCATCCCGCTTAAAGCCTTCGCTTGGCTGGATCTCACACACCGCAAAGAGGAAGGCGAACCCATCGATTCGAAGAAAATCAAAAAACACCGCAACGACGTCTTCCTCATCGCCGCCACCCTGCCCGGTGAACCCGGTCCGGAATTACCAACTTCCGTAACCACCGACCTCATTCGCTTTCTTCAATCATTTACCACGGATTCCACCGAATGGCAGGCCATTCTCGACGCCCTAAAATCGAATCCAGCAAGCCGAGGCCTCCGCCCCACCACCCTCATCAACGCAGTCGAAACCTACTTCCGCCTCCCTTCATCCCAGTGATCACTGCTCACGAATCACTCCGCACTTGTCCCCATTTCCGCTTCTACATTATGCCAAATATTAAAGACTTTGTATCTGCCCTTCACGCAAGCCATCTGGACAATGGCAAGATGGTGTATTACGCGGCTATCGATGAGAGAGGCAAGATAAAGCCTCTCATGCCAACCACGCCTTTCATCTTCGAATATTTCATTTATAATTCCATTTATCAAATTGATTGGGAGTCCACATATCAAAACGCAGAAAACCAAATTTTGTCACATAAAAGGAATGAAAAAGGAAGAATCATTCTAAGAGAATATGAGCAGCAGCAGGCATTGCTGGCGTATCTCGAAAAATCTAATATTGAAACCCCCGATAGAGTTCAACGAGCCTTCGCTCCTCTCAAATACCTTGCTTGCCTAGAAGGATCATGGACAAAGATCATTCCTGACCACAACTTGAGCGCTCATGAAGGCGAAAAGTTTTTTCAGAATGTGAGAGAGCTTCAAAGCATGCTTCGTGCAGACATAACAAAAAATCAAATCCCGCGTTTCTTCAAAATTCTTGATTCTTGCCGAGAGTTCATCGGGAAGGTTCGCAATTATATCTTCCATGGTGCAAAATCCCTAAGGCAAATTTCAAATGAGAGTCAGAGCCGTAGGATTGAGCTTTATCATCTTATCATTCAGTCGATCAATTCTCTGTTTTTTTTGAGTTGTCCAGGAATAGACGAGGTGGCGACCGATCATACATTCAACCAAATCGAAATACAAACGGCTGGCAAATCCCAACTAGTGAGGTCTATGAAAGTTTTGGAACTTTTTGTAGACGGAATGATCAAACGCGAGGACTCCGCGTTAATCGCATGGGCAACCGATCATTTTCACTCCCTGAAACCAGAGAAAGCACCATTCGGAGCCATGTTTTATCCATCAGCTGGCTTCGACATCATCACACCAATTTTAATCGGCATGTCTTTTTGCACAGATTTTTATTTTTACAATAAAGACAATATAGATGGTAAAAAACTAAATACCGCTTTTAAGCATTTAGGAAAAATTCTCGACTTTCCCATGGAGGGAAAAGTAACGCGTGAAAAAAATCATAGTTACTATGTCGAATTTGAATACGCCGGCGTCATTCGTCGAATTCATTACAGGGTAGCTGATAATGAAGATTTTCTCTTGTCTGATTCACGCTTGCTTTTGTTCTTCCGACGTGGTGACAGCTTTGGCGAGGGAGGCTCCGATCAACCTTGGGATAAAGAATGGTTTGCACGTTGGAAAAAGATGATTCCTCAGGGTCAACTGTGTGCAGTTTTGACTGACGGCAAGCCACATGGCATCGATCCACAACTTGCACATCAACTCACTCCAATCGAGTTGGTATGTGGTGCGCATCATTCGAAAAATTACTACGGCGGCATCATAACGCCTACCCACTGATCACTGCTCACTCATCACTTTTCACTTAGTCACATGCACCCATCCATTCACGTCGAATACACCATTCATCGCGTATACAGTATCTTTTCAGCCATGCAGCCTGCCAGTCCCATCGATTGGGCTGATGGACTAACATCCATTTCCCGCAGCAATCTGCAATTCGCTTGCTGGCCTGACCTTCCAAATCAAACCCGCGATCTTCGTAATCATTAAAGTTAAAATTTCCAGTTATGTCTGACGATCCTCTTACCTCCATAGTACAACGCCACTTGGGTGTATTAAAAAAACACATCTATAAAGTGCTTAAAGAAACACTTCCAGAAATATGCACCAATCGTGATGACTGGTGGGAAATCATGGTTCGTGGTGCTCGCATCAAGGGAACTCAACTGAGAGACATTCAGGAAGGAAACCTAAAAACTTTAGGTAAGCTCGATGTGGTGTCGCTGTGCTATGTTCTAAAACATCATTTCAAATTTGTTCTGGAATACATCCAATCACACGATGAGCAACGCAATGGATACCTGACATGTGACGCGATCATCAACCTCCGCAATCAGATTTCTCATCAGGGAATCGATGATGTAATGTCGCCCGAAGATGCACTTCACGGTCTGACAAACATGAAGAAAATGGGCGTTCTTCTTTTGATGCCCACGAAGGATCTCGCTAATATTGATGCAGACCAACAAATCATCGCGCGCCAGTTAGCAGGAATTACAATCACGGCTGGGAGAGACACTGTTGATTCGATAAGAGAAAATGAAGAGTCTGCAAGTTTCGGATCAAATTCATTTCCAGAAATTGATGATGAGCGACTGTCAGTGCAAACAGATCAGGGAATTTCATTACAATTACTAGCACCTGATGCGGGAATGGCAAGTAATTTGCAATCTGCACTGTCCGAGAGCACGTTCATAGGAATTGATTTTGGAACTTCTACAACCGTCGTAAGTCGAGTTTACTTTGATCCTAATAGTAACAGCTTAAAGACAGAACCAATTCCGATTCGTCAGAAAGATCCAACCGGAAGAACCATAGAGGGACATTTATTGCCTACTTGTGTTTGCTGGCATAATGAACAAATTTTTGTGGGGGAAGGTGCTGCCTCGATGAAGACCGATCTAACACCTGGCGTAGATATTTGGTCATCTTTTAAAATGGAGCTTGGTATAGACTGAGCTGGCCCCACGAGTTCGGCCACGGAATGGCTAAATTAAGCTATGGTGCTTGGGAGCGGGAAAGTGTTATCAGTTCATGGATGATTAATCAAGGGAGAACTGGTATGGATGGCGAGATTGGGAAGCCGAAGCGAAGGGCCGAGCACGCAACGAAGCGTAGCGTAGTGGAGTGCGAGGACCGCAGCGCAGGCTTCCCAATCTCGGCGCGCCAGGGGGTCATGCGGCTTGGGGATTGGGCTTGATGGCGCTGTAAACCACTCCGGGCGTGAGATTGCCGTGGTGCGCGTGTGGACGCCAGTGGTTGTATCGATCGAACCATCTCCGAAGTCCTGCTCGCAGTTCTGGTATCGAGGCATGCTCCTTGAGGTAGATCTCCTCATATTTCACGCTTCTCCACAGCCGCTCGATGAAAACATTGTCCATCCAACGGCCTCGTCCGTCCATGCTGATCGCAACTCCAAGCTGCGTCAGGCGGCCAACCCATTCGGCGGAAGTGAATTGCGATCCTTGGTCTGTATTGAAGATTTCCGGAACTTTTCCTGTGCCATTCAACGCCATTTCCAACGCCTCCAGACAAAGATCCGAACCCATGGTGTTGGAAATCGCCCAGCCTAACACTTTTCTCGAATGCCAGTCCATTACCGCACACAGATAGGCGTGACCACGTGGCATGGGAACGTAGGTGATGTCGGCACACCACACTTGATTCGGCCGCTCTATGGCCAGTTTGCGCAGCAAATACGGGTATTTGCGGTGTCCATCGTCCGGAATGCTCGTGCGCGGCTTGCACCAGATCGCTTCGTGACCCATCTCCCGGCGCAATCGATCAAGGCGCTTGCGGTTGACCTTCACGCCATGATCACGCCCCAGGACCGTTACCAACCGACGGCTGCCGAGGCACGGATCAATCAGATAAATTTCATCCAACAACCGCTTGATGCGGATGTCTTCCGGGTCTTCGGCCACTGGCTTGTAGTCGGCGGTGGAACGCGCCACACCCAGCAGCTTGCTTTGCCGTCTCATGCTGATATGGGGATGCCCTTTGTCCATCAACCCGATGCGATCCCTTACAGACCGAGTTGTTTGGACTTTTTTGTCAGCCAATCCAACTCGATGGCTTGCTGTCCGATCTTGGCGTGTAGCCGCTCACGCTCCTTCTCAAATGCTTCAGTATCGGCCTGGCCTGCCCCAGCTCCAAAAGCGCTGGCAGCATTCTGTGCCATCACTTTTTTCCACTCCGAGACCTGCACCGGGTGCACATCAAATTCCTTGGCAATTTCCTGGATGGTTCTGATACCCTTGAGTGCCTCCAGCGCTACGCGGGCTTTGAATTCGGGGTCGTGTCTTCTGCGTTTTCCTTTCAT